GGTCTCAACTACTTCGGTGACGGTCGGGATGGCGACGTTACCTTTGACTCCATGACGTTCATGACCCGTGACATCTATGCCAACAACCTTACCGTCACTGCTGGTACCATCCTCGACACGGCTGGCTATCGTATCTTCGTACGTAAAAAATTAACTGTCGACGGCACCATACGATGCAACGGCGCACCAGGATTCAGATCAATGCCAGGATCTGGCTTCTCCAGTGGCTTGCTACTTGGCGGAAATGGTGGAAGTGGAGGGGCTGTTAGTGGTGAAGGTGGTATTAGCGTCGTCGGGCTAGGTGGTAACGGCGGCAATGGTGGAGGTGCAGGTGGCGGTGGCGGTGGAAAGGTTACCACGTCAAACATGATTCCAATCTCAGACATCGCCTCTCTATTGAACCTTCGTGAACTAGCCACAACATCCATGACTCGCTACACTGGTGGAGCAGGTGGCGGAGGTGGAAGTGGCTTTATATATGGACCGAGAGGCGAACACCCTGGCGGTGGTGGCGGACAAGGTGGTGGTCCAGTCATTATAGCCGCACAATTTATAACTGGATCAGGTTCAATTGAGGCTAAAGGTGGAAACGGAGCACCTGCTCCAGAAACCAACACCTACGGCGGCGGTGGAGGAGGTGGAGGCGTAATAGTCATCGTCTATTGCCACAAAGGCTATGACTACGCCTTAACACTTGACGTAAGCGGTGGACAAGGCTACAACGGCGGTCAAAATGGTCAACCAGGTCAAATAATTTGGTGGAAGGTAAACTAATGGGTAAATTTAACGACACTCACATGATTTGCAACTTCGCTGCCGTCAACTTCAACACCTTCATGGATATGATTGAAGGCATCCTAACAGACGATCAGGCGAAACAACTTGAAGACAACATCATTCAATCCATCGGCATCGACATCAAATACCAAGCCGTAATGCAAATCCAACGCATTGCAGCCAATGCAGGTATTAGTGGACACATCATTGTATCAAAGGAGTTACATGATGCCATTAACAGACGAAAGTAAGTCTAGATTGCTTAATGAAGCACTTTCCACTATTGGACTTCCTGCACGGGTTCCAGATCGTTTAGCGGCATTTGAATACGCCATTAACGCCCTCATGGAGTGGCTATCAGACAAGGTGACAGCAGATGAGTCAAGTAGATAGATGGCAACCAACCAAACTGAACGCCGTTCATCGTGAGATGATACGGTTACACATTTTGGGTCTAACGAACACAGACATTGCCAAACGTCTCCACGTCACAAAAGAATACGTTTACGTCGTATTAAGCAGTGACTTAGCCAAGCGTCACATCGAGAAAATCCAGAACGATTACGACGCCGCAATAACCGAAGCCTCTGAAGACCTGCGAGAACTAGCAACCGAAGCCACTAAACACTTACGTGCAATCATGTATGGCGAAATCGACGTCGATTACAAACACAAAACTACCGTCGCTCTCCAAGTCCTAGATCGTGTAGGCTTAGGTAAAATAACCAAAATCCATAGCATTAACGAGAACCTTTCCCGTGAAGAAATCGAATCCATAAAAGCCCGTGCCCGTATGCGTGCTGCTGATATAGTGGAGGTAAAGAATGACGACAAACCAACCAATAATGTCGATGCGACAACTAATAGTCCTACTGACAACAATGATTCTGTCCAGTAGCGTAACCGCAGGTACGGTAACCTATTTTGGACCTAATACTATGTTAGACCAACGCATTGCCATCTGTGAGACCAAAATCAATTACCTGGAAATAAACCAAACAGTTGTATTGGACAAACTCGACGCCCTCATTAAATCGGTTGAACGTTTAACAGTTTTAATGGACAACTTAAAGGAGACGATTGGTGGAAGACATAATTAAAAAAGTTTGGTCGCTTTGCCAAGATTGTGCCATCACAATCTTCAACACCAAGCCCCCGACAATCGACTACGCCTATTCCGTAGCCCGTCTACTCTTCATGACAGCCGCTCATGAGAGCCATTTCCAATACCGTCGTCAAATGGGCTTCTCACCAGATTCAGATAGAGGGGCGTTTTCACTCTTCCAAGTTGAATGGGACACTGCCAAAGACCTTTTAACCAGGCTCTTTATCAAACCATCTTACCTCCGTTACAGGTGTGAAGACTACATCCAACGTCATCAACTACCACTCATCGACATAATGAACGTCAAATCCACCACCATTTTGCCCCTACTCCAGACCCCAGAAGGAGATGCATTAGGCTGCCTGCTCGCACGACTAAAGTACCTTGCCCAACCTTCCCCTATTCCTTCCACTTCATACGAGCAGGCAGTCTATGCAAAACGATACTACAACACTCCATTGGGCAAAGCCACCGCAATGGATTATTTAAAAGCCTATGAAAAATACTGGAGGATTCTTTATGGGATTAATACGGGATCTATTCAGAGGTTACAGACGTTACAATCACTTGAAACGGGAGATGCAAATAATGAAACCATTGTTCCAAAGTAAAACTACACAAAACGTCGCCATCGGCACAGCAGGTGGCATAGCCGTACCCTACATCATCATCTCCACAATTCGATCCTTTAACCCTCAACTCCTTCCATGGTCAGAAGGAGATGACCAAGCCATATCCAACTTCCTAACCCTAATCCTTACTCCACTTATCTCACGGTTCGTCGCCATTTGGCGTAAAAAGGATACAGCACAATGAAAAAACTAATAGCCCTTTTCATTGCCCTACTTTTCTTTTATGGCTGCGTAACCGTCAAATCTCCCGACGGCATCGTAACCACAACTCCCGACGCCAACGCTACAATAGCCATCCTACAAGCCTCAATCGAAACCGCCCAAATAGCCCTAGAATCCTACATCAATTTCGCCAAAGAACAAAACAAACTCCAAGAATCTGCCACCCAACGTGAAATCCTGCGCCAGCAGGTTCGTATTGAACAACTTCAACAACTCTTAACCACCATAAGGAGCACAACCAATGCCAAAGGGAACGAAAGTTGAAAAAGTCTACACTGCGCTAAAAAAGAAGGGCAAGGACGAGGGTTCAGCGGCTCGCATTGCCCAAGCATTAACAGGCTTATCCTTAAAGACAGGTAAACCTCCTAAAAAGAAGAAGTCCTCGAAAAAGGGACTTTTTCCAAAACGGAAAGTATCCCTAAATGATCAGACTTGATGAACATACCAGAAGCATACTAGCGGAATGTTATGCTAGTTTAGAGCAGTTTTGCTATGTAATGCATCCCGAGACCTTTACGATGAAGTTTAGTCCCATTCATAAAAAGGTGTTGGAGGTGCTAGAGGACGAGGAGCATTGCAAGAAGTTGATCATTGCGCCTCGTGGCATTGGCAAAACGTCGCTGGTATGTGCGTGGATTGAGCGAATGATTTTGTACAGGGAATGCAAGGTTGTGTTGTATATTAGCCATAGTGAACAACTGGCTGTTATGCAAACGGAAAACATCAAGTTCAATTTGACAAGTCCAACTGTTCGTGCCGTTTTCGGAGACGTGACGGTGTCGGATAATGATAACGACATCGACCAGACGTTCTCCAAGAAATCGTGGGTTGCATTCGGCTCTACGATTGTAATACCACGAGGCTGTTTACAACAGGTACGTGGTATTAGGTGGAGACAGTGGCGACCCGATGTGATTGTATTTGACGACTTGGAAGACAAGCAGGAAGTGCAATCGGAGACCAACAGAGAAGGCATTCGTCGTTGGTTTTATTCAGACCCCCTATATGCGGATAGTTTGGTCGGTAATGAGGAACAACCAACACGTTTTGTGTATATCGATACGTTAAAGCATCCCGATGCATTGCCACTCTATCTCGAGAAGGGCGGATGGCATACAACGTACTTGTCAATTTGTGATGAAAACCTGCATTCCCTTGCACCTGAGTTTATTACAGATGAAGAGTTGGCTGAAGAACGGGCAGCGGCGGCGGCAACGGGGACACTAGAGGAATGGTATCTTGAAAGGCTTAACAGCACTAATGTTGAGGAGACGAAGCGATTTAGACGGGAGTATTTCAAATACTACACGGATGAGGATATCAACAACTGCCACGACCTTGAGTGTGCGATATTGGTTGATCCTGCCAGGGTGATTAAGAATACGACGGACTATACGGCAATCGTTGGGGTTGGAGTTAGTGCCAAGAACAGGCGCATTTATGTAATGGACATCGTTAGCGATAGGATGTATCCAGATCAGATGTACGATGAGATTTTTTCGATGGCGAGACGGCTGGGGGCTAGTGTAATTGGTGTCGAAGACGCTGGTCTGGGATCGTTTGTGACATATCCACTTGAAAATGAAATGCGTAGACGAGGCATCAACTGTCAGTTGGTGGTATTGCATACGGGTTTGAGGAAGAAAGAGGACAGGATAGGAGCACTACTGCCGTTCTATCGTATGGGTATTGTATATCATAACCCATCTATATGTCAACAACTAGAGCAACAACTTCTATCCTTTCCTCGTGGGAGGTACGATGATATCGCTGATGCTTTTGCATATTTACCGAAAATACTACATGAAGGGGAACGCTTTTTTATCGGCGATAGCGAACCTACTATTAGCCGAAGAAGCGTGGATGCGAAGAAATTAATGCCAGCCCTAACCACTTCGTGGGAGGTAATTTAATGCCAGAGTATGATTATGTATATCCGAATGATTTGGACCTTCGTCCTACGTCCAAATTACACGAAAAACTCGTCACAGAGATAATGGGACGTGCTGTATACAGTAGCAGTGTCATGTCTGCTAGATACGACAGTTGGCGTAAAATAGACCACAACTTGACGGCATATGTGCCATTGAGCGAGGAAGAACGCATTACCAAAGCCAACGACCCCCGCAAACCTGTATCCATTGTCGTGCCGATGAGTTTTGTAGTATTGGACACGATTATTACCTATTTGTCAAAAGCATTCCTAGAGGACATCTTCTTTCCTTGTGAAGGTATTGGACCAGAGGACACGATTGGAGCCATCAAACTCCAGCACGTGTTACAACAACAAGCCATAAGGGGAAAGTTGGAACTGGCTCTTCATACACAATGGAGGGACATGTTAGCATACGGCATGGGATTCGTCGTACCAGTTTGGACAGTTCGTACTGGTCCAGTTAAACCGACAGTGGCTAATGCCTTTGACGAACTCCTGGCGTCGATTGAGGGCTTCCAACCCAACATTTTGTGGGAAGGACACGAGTTCGAAAACATCGATCCATATTGCGTGTTGCCTGATGTAAATTGTCCTATTAATAAATTACACAAAATGGAATACTTTGGTTGGTTCAGTACGACTAATGAAATGGATTTACTAAAGGCTGAACACGCTGGTGGTGAGGGGTATTTTAACTGCAAATACCTCAAGGACTATCGTGGTAAGTCCAAACTGAACCTAAATCAACACGGTCGTGGCGACAAGTATGGTATGTATACTGATTACGACAACAAATACACGACGACCGTCGACGTCATCACAATGATGGTCAAACTCATCCCAAGTGAGTGGGAACTCGGCGACAGCGACTTGCCCGAGATTTGGAATTTTGAACTGGCTAACGATAGGGTTATTATTAAAGCCTCCAAACTTGACTATGACCATCAATGTTTCCCTGTTTGCGTCGCCGCACCAGATTTCGATGGATACTCCGTTTCCCCTCAAGGCAGGTTAGAGATAATCTACAATCTCCAAGAATATGCTGACTGGTTGCTCAGCAGCCATATCGTCAACACCCGCAAATGCATTAACAACATGTTGGTCGTCGATCCCAACCGTATCAACATCGACGACTTGATGACGCCAACCGCAGGTAAAATCATCCGTACAACTTACAGTAGTTGGACGGCTGGTGGACTCGACGGAGCGATTAAACAACTTGAGGTCACTGATGTAACCCGTAACCATATGAACGACCTTCAAATCGTAATGGACCTCATCCAGCGTGCAAGCGCCGCCGTCGATAGCCTACAAGGATTTATGCGTCCAACTGGCGAACGTCGTACAGCCACTGAGACACGAGACACTCGTATGAGTGCGCTCTCCCGTTTAGCACGCATTGCACGTGTATGTAGTGTTATGGGCATGCGCAACTTAGGCGAATTGATGGCATCTCAAACCCAACAATATATGTCCCAGCCGACGTGGGTCAAACTAATTGGCAGTTGGGACCAAGTACTCATGAGGGAATACGGTGACCAGTTGCAGATAACCGACAGACGTCTTTACGTCGAACCTCGTGACCTTCAAATTGGCTACGACGTCGCCGTCAAAGACTCCTTTTTGGGCGGCAGCGAATACGGTGATTTGTGGATACAATTAATGCAAATCGTAGGCTCAATGCCACCACTTGCACAACGTGTGGACCTCGTCAGGATGTTTCTACACGCCGCTCGTTTACTCGGCGCACGCAACATCCAAGACTTCGTCCAACAGGCACAAGTCGTACCACCAATTGACAATGTTCAGGTAGCACCTGATCAAATGATACAAGAAGAACTAGCGAAAGGTAACATGATGCCCTATGGACAACAAGAACCCCCTAATGCTTACAGCCCGACAATGGCAGGAGTTTAGTGAGACCCCCATTTGGAGGGCAATCCAACAGTACTTAAGCGCTACGCTTGAGGTTATGCACGTCGCACTCGAGGACGCACAAAACCGCAATCTCGAGGAACTGTGCATCCTTAAGGGTAGATGCTTACAATTAAGAGAACTGTACACTTTACCCACAGTAATGGCTAAGGAACTGGAACTAAAGGAGAAAGCACATGACTATTGACGAACACGTACAAGACACCCCCGAACAAGAAGACCTTCCTGATGAGTTTTATAACCCTGACGACGAGGAGGAACAGCAGTCGGAAGAAGTTGATGACGAACAGGAAGAGCCTGAAAAAGATGAGGATTTGTCTAAACTAAAAGCCGAAATCTCTCGTCTCAATCAACTTGTTCGTGACATGAAGGAGGCACAATCATCTATCAACGCTCAAGTAGATGATAGCCCATTCCTAACCCCAGACGAATTTAACAACCTCACCTACGAGGAGTTTAACAAGGTTTTACATAACGTCTATATTCGTGCAATCACCACTGCACGTGAGTTACTATCCAAGGAACTTCCCCAAGTCATTGAAAAAAGAATCACCCACAACCAAAGTGCCGAAAAGAGGGCACAGGAGTTCTACAACGTCAATAAAGACCTCGCAAAGCATAAAGGCTATTGTGCCTACGTGGCACGAGTATTGGCTGCACAACATCCAGAATGGAGTGAAGCCAAGTTATTGAATGAAGTCGCACGAACAGCAAGAAAGGAATTAGGTCTAACTTCGTCCAGTGGTCGTATGCTTGGACCGCAGAACGTTCGTCGTCCTGCTCGTGGACGTCCAAACGAGGCTGAACAGGATTTGTTAGACTTATTAGGAGGTTAATATGGATACCAACACCTTAGCCGCCCAAGGGCTAAACCTAATTTACAACACGACATACATATCGTCGAGCACCACGCTAACTGGCGATATCATCTGTGCTGTCGTAACAGCAACTAATGACCTTACCATAACTCTTCCGCCTGCATCGGCAGTACCCAATCGCATCATTAAAGTCGTAATTGCGAGTGGTACTGGCGACGTAACAATTGCAGGCGAAGGCTTATCCAGTGTTACAATCACTGGTTCTGGTATCTACGCAGTAGTTTGGTCCGACGGTAACAACTACACAGTCATGGCATCGAACATGCCTCAACAGCAAGGAGATTGATATATGAATGCATTACCATATGGACTTGGCATGCGAGGCATAGGAACTTGGTCTGAAGACCTCCGTCCTAAGACACCTCGTGAAGGAATGTTATTTCTCTACCCCAACGGCAAGTTGCCCCTCACAGCCATCACTGGCATGTTGCAATCCAAACCTGCAAAAGACCCGATGTTTAGTTGGTGGTCGAAGGGCTTCCCGATGCAAGGCGGTGCGGTAAGCGGGGTTTATAACGACAACACCATGCTTTCAGCCTATACCGCTGGTGCAAATGCCGCTGGTAAAATCCTGTACGTAAAAGTCGCAGCCGACGTCGCCAAAGAATTCCGCTCTGGTCACGTGGCTGAACTTCGTACAAGCGGATCGAACGCCGTTGCATGTGCTGGACATGTCGTTGGCGTATTGGTAAACGGCAACAACAGTTGCATCACCTTATCCACAATCGAAGCAACAGTTGCCGACACAAGTGGACCGAATCCTGTAGATGCCGATTACATCACCATCATCGGCAATGCCGTACCCGAAGGCGGATCGATTCCTAATGCCGTCAATTACAACCCCGTGCGGATGTACAACTACGTTCAGCAATTCTGGACGCCGTACGAAATCAGTACGATGGCAGAGGACACTGAATTCTACTTCGGCGATGCTTTGAAGGAAGAAAAACGTGAAAAGTTTGAACTCCATGGCATTGAGATGGAAAAAGCCTACCTCTTCGGAAGGAGATTAGAAACCACCGACATCGCAACAGGGCGTCCTATTTGGTACACAATGGGAGTAATTCCCATGATTCGTACCTACGCTCCTCAAAACATTCGTTCCTTCCACACTTCTACTGACCCACGCTTTAAAGGTAAAACCTGGCGTGAAGCAGGTAAACTGTGGCTAGACGTCACTCTTGAGGAAATTGGACGTTACATGTCCAACGAAATGCTCGCCCTCTGTGGTACAGGCGCAATGGTTGGTATCGCACAACTTGCCGAATACAACAGCGAAATCCAACTTCGTCCTGGCAACATTGCCTATGGCATCACCGTCACAGAATGGAACCACCCAACCGTACCTCCACTTCTCTTCAAGACTCATCCTCTATTTTCTCTAACCGATAACTATCGTTGGACTGTAGTGTTGCTCGACACCCGCAACATCGTTGAACGTTACACTCGTCAAACTCGTGTAACTCGTGATAACCTTCAACAGGACGGCGGTCCTGCAGCATCCCTCGCCCGTAAAGAAGGATGGCTAACAGTCGCAGGGCTTGAATTCCACCATCCCGAGACCTTCGCTATCCTCGATGGTATCGGATTAGACAATACCATGTCGTAAGATTAACTAGTGGGGGATATTTTCCAAAAGTGAAAGTATCCCCCACACGAGAGGTCAATATGACTAAAGCACAGATTATAGATTATTTCAAGCGTGTGAGCGGACGGGGGGATTTGGATACGGCAGCGGTAACGTACTTGGATGGTGCGTTAACGTTGTTGGAAACAAAGACACCTGTTTTCATGGATACGGGAACATATGCGGAGAACTTGACTGTTGGACAGGATAGGGTGTATGTTAAGTGGTTGATGCATCCAAAAGACGTGCTGTATATTGTGAATGATGGGATGCATAAGTTGACACGTGTACATTATGCGTTGTTTAAGAATAGTAGGGTTAATGTGAATTATGCGTATTGCTTAGTAAGTGGTAGATTGTCGCCTGTGTTGGAGGGCATGACGTCAGGAGAACTGGCTGAGTTGGGGGATTTAAATGCCGTTAATCCACCTGAAAGCGAGACGTGCGTTATATTGTTTAAGCCTGTTGGTGTTGAGGGATCAAAGTTGATAGTGAATGGGAAGTTTAAGAGTGTTAGGTTTAGTGCAATGGAGGATGGGGACAGTAATTTTTGGTCTGTTAAGTACCCAGATGTGCTTGTAAGATGTGCCCATTATCTGTTGGCGTTGGAGTATGATAACCCCGAGAAGACGGGGCTGATGCTTAATAGTATTAGAGACATGGTCGACGGCATCGTCAGAGATTCGATTAACATGACCTTTGGCGATGGTAACTTGGTAATGGAGGGCTAACGATGCCTTATAAAGGTGTGTTTAAACGTGCACAAGAACGATCCCGTATGGCAATATTGGAAGAAATGCTGAGGCGAGAAGACGAGAGTGGACGTAATGTCCAGATGATGGTGAATTGTAATTGTTTAACCGATGGTGGAGATATAAACGTACACGTGTTCCCCATTGCTGGCAGGGCTAGGAATATGACAATTATTGCTACGCATGATGTTAATGGGGAAATAATGTTCATTAAGACAGTTAAGAATTTTAAGGATGAACGTGTATGCGACAAAATACAAGGTATCGGGTTTGAAGTAAAGGCTAATGAGCCGACGAAGATTCCCTTTGATGTACTTGTGCCAAGTGATTGCGTAATGAAAATTCGGTGCAATACAATTGATGTGAAAATTATGGTATCGTTTATGTTTACACCTGAAGCGGTTGGTAACCCTATGGCATTGGAGACTGTGAATGAAGCAGCGACTGTCACTACGGCAATCCCTGTTAAAAGGGATTCGGCAAGACTCCCGAATGAGGACGAACTCGGAAGCGATGGTGAATCTGCTTGGATTGAAGGCGACGCCATTGAACTTGGAGACTCATCTGAAGGAAGCACCGACGAAGGTCAATAGTGAGTTTGACTATCCGTATCCGCAGTATTTTGAGGTTAATGGAATTGTCTACAAGGCTGATGCGGATGGATTTCACATCGGTAACTACACGTTGCCGATGTATCGTGTAGATGAGTGGAACGGTGTAATACAAAACCCCAATGACTTTAGTGCCGATACGTGGGCGTTTACAGGAGATTGTACAGTTGATGGTACAAGTGTAAAATGCGTCGGGAGTTGTACGATTACACCTACTACGATGATTGAGCCAATCGTATCAGGTACACTTTACCGTTTTGGTGTTGTTGTAGATGTTGTGAGAGGAAGTTGCACGTTTAAGTTAAATGCATTCGAACATGGTATTGAAGTCGTCAGTGATGGGTATTTTAGGTGTGGTTACATAAGGGCTACTGATCCTGAGATGCCGAGAATCGTTACCAGTGACGACTTCATCGGCACGTTTACATACTTCGACTGTGCGTACGTTGAGCCGTATACGTTTGAATATGATGGCATATGGACTATTGCGCCGCTTGGAAACAACTGGGTTGGTACAAATGGACACTATTTGGTGTATTGTGTAAGTCATGCTATTTGCTATGTAAATCCTTCTATACACGTTAGAGGATTGTGTAACCAGCGTGGGCGCATCATCATGGGTGGGTTCGATTCGTTCCACATCACCATTGGCGGCAGCACGGTTGGCATGTGTGGACTGAATAGTGTTTTTTGGACGGGCGTCGGTGGTGCAGGATTCAGAGAGATTTTTATAGATCGTGCAACAAATGCACCTGTACATGAATTTGAAGAATTGTACAGACGTGGCGACATGGGATGGGAAACTGTGCCGTCGATTGGTACAATCTTGAACGTCCAGGTACTTGGTGATGGTTTTTGTGCATATGGCACAAATGGCGTATCATATTTTAAACGGGTGTCGTCGCCGTTGCCTACATATGGACGTATGGACGTATTATCTGGTAAAGGCATACCATCCCGCCACGCTGCAGTGGGAATGGAAAGTGGTAATTATTTTATAGACAATGATGGCAACTTGTGGACACAATCGGCGGATAACAAGATACAACGCATTGGATATGATTACTTGTTTAGCGAAGAATCGCTTAGTGAAGTAGTGCTGCATCTGGATACCGTTAAGCAGGATTTATACATTAGTTTTCCGACCAGCGGTTATATATTTGCCAATGGCGCATTGAGCGAAATACAAAGAACGTTTGTCAGTCTTTATCACCATAACGGTGTGCTGTATGGGTCGTTTGATGATTTCGAAGACGATACTGTGCAGTTGACCTCCAGTGTCATGGACTTCGGCAGTCGGGGCTTCAAAAGCGTCTTTGGCGTGGAAATTGTTTGTGACAACCCATTGGCGTATACCTTGTATGTGTATACTCGCAATAGCCAATCTGGTGATATGATTGTACATGAGTACAGTTTTAATGAACGTGGAACAACGATGTTTAACCTGGTAGCCATAGAGTTTCAATTTGAAATTGTTGGAACCGTTAACGAAAACAACTATATTGATGATGTTAATGTTATTTGGAAACTCGACGACGTAAGTGGTGCAAGAGGAGTGATGGAATATGGAACAGTTGCCAGATAATGATTGTTACATAGTCAGACTTACGACCAAACAGGTGTTGGATGGATGGGATTGGATATACTCGTCCATTGCTAAGTCGTTGCCGCCTGGAATTAAAGAGGATGAAACTGTTAAGGCATCGCTTATACAAAGTGTACAGTCTAATGACCTTACTGTATGGGCTGCCTATCAGGTTAAAGATGGTAAGGGGGATGTTATTGGTATCATGTCGACGAGGGTTGTATATGACACCATCGCTAAACAAAAGACACTTCTAATTTATAGTCTAACTGCCATTAAGTCACTCTTGCCCATCGTTTGGAATAAGGGGCTAAAGGCATTGAAACAGTTATGTAAACAAGATGACATCAAGAGTATAATTGCCTATACGAGGCTCGAAAAACTTGCACAGTTTTCCAAAAACTACGGTGGAATTATCCACTATGTAGTGGAATTGGAGGTGTAATATGGGTGGAACGCCGCCTGGATATGCCGCTTATCAAGAAGCCGCTCATCAATACATGTTGTATGGCATATACCCGAGTGAGTACGGTATAACCTCTCCTGGTAGTTTTTCACTATTTAACGCCGCATTAACCAGTAATCCTTACGATATGTCAGGTTTAGAGCCATACGACCCTGATAATATCAAGTATGATTTAGACTATACACACGGCGGGGACAATATGCTGTTGCACGATATAGCCTACGAATATCTTCGTAGATTGTATTCATATTTCTACCCCGCATTGACAACGCAAACCCTTGCACAACATTTGGTTACGCAGGCGATTCCGTTTTATGACGACAACTTTAACGACCGCACAGTAATCTATACCAACGTCGCCAACTACGGTAAAGTAACCCGTACAGGAATGTTGACCAATATTTCAAAATTCATTAACAACTGTCTTGACGCAAATATTACAATTAACAACTCTGCCATAGCGTTTGGTATAGCCATGCTTGAACGTGAACACGAAGCAGATGTCAATAAAGTCGGCAGTGAGATTGAAACTCAATTAGCCCTAAAACGTCCTGATTTTGTTATGAACTATAACGAAGCCGAAGTTCGAAAAGGCGCTATGATGTCTAATGCTATGCTACAAGCCGCTGGCGTTGCAATAGAGTTAGACAAGTTGATTATTGGACTATATCGTCAATATTACAGTGACCTCTTAAGTCATATAAGCGCTAACGTTTTGTGGGCTCTTGAGTTGCACAAGTACCTCAATTCATCGTTAAGTGCCATAAGTGGTGTATCGCCCCTACCTGAGTACAAAGGACCATTGATAAATCTTATTGAAGGTGTCGCTCCACTAGTCACAGGTGCACTTGGATTAGTCGGTGCGCTCTTCGCCATTTTGTAGGAGAAACGCTATGGGAAACACAAAACTTGCGGCGTTATTTAACGCTCTA